GCGATCTTCAAAGACTCTGTAATTTCAGTCAACGGAACTGAGCGCGGCAAGTACGCGAAGCTGGATAAGATCTGCGACGTGCTCATCCCCGCCTTGGGCGACGTGCCGGTCGGGCAGCTCACGGGGCGGCGCATCGACGCCTTCTACGACGACCTGCTGGCCAAGCCGGTTTCGCCAGCCACGATCCGTCGCCATCACGCCATCCTCTCGGCCGCCCTCGGCCAAGCGGTCAAGTGGGGCTGGATCGGCGTCAACCCGTGCTCGATGGCGTCACCGCCGCCAGTGCCCCGCAAGCCGCTGGTGGTGCCAAGCGCCGATGAGATTCAGGCGATCATCCGCAGCCTGACCGAGATGAACGAGGTCTACGGCATGGCGGCGTTCTTGGCGGCCTCGACGGGCGCCCGGCGTGGCGAGCTGTGCGCCTTGCGCTGGACCGACTTGCACGACGGCCTGCTCAACATCTCGGCTTCGCTGTGGCGGATCGCCGGTGAGACGGGGACCAAGAGCACCAAGAGCGGCCGTGGGCGCATCATCCCGGTGGTGGGCGTGGTCGCCGAAGCGATGGTCGCCTGGCACGACCGCTGCACCTCGCTGGCGGTGACCGCCGGCGTCACGATGCCCGACGATGCCTACCTGCTCTCGTCGTGGCCTGACGGCACCAGGCCGATCAACCCAGACAGTCTCTCGTCGGCGTTCAGCCGGACCGCCAAGGCCCTCGACCTTGGCCACGTTCACTTCCACTCGCTGCGTCACTTCGCCGCCACCGAGATGCTGGCCGCCGGCGTGAGCCCTAAGGACGCCGCCGACGTGCTCGGCCATGCGAACCCGACTATGACGCTAAACGTCTACGCACACTCGACCGCCGAACGGCAGCGGGCGGCGATGGATGCGATCGGCCAGGCGCTCGGGTAGGTTCGCAAGACCGACGACTAGCCCCTGAAATGCGAGAAGCCCCCGCCACGGCTGTGCTGCAGCACAGGGGCGGGGGCTTGCTCGCGCAGACCGGCTCGGTTGTTGTCAGATCCCCAGAGGGGCGACAGTGGGCAGCGGCAGGGTGCTGACCTATCGAGCCGGCGATCAGGCGGCGGGCGGGCTCGACACCTGGACGACCGACGGCGAGTCGGCGGGCCCGATCGAGTTCGACGCCAGCGAGGTCAGGATCGACGCCACGGTGGCCGTGGCGATGGTGCCAGCGATCGACTTCCAGTCGGCGTGGAACCAGTCGAAGTGAGCGGCGACGATCAGTGCCAAGGCGCTCTGCGCCGCAGTCTTGACGGCTCGCTCGAGCAGCTGCCTGAAGAAGGTCTTGGTCATGGCGTGGGCCTTTCTGTTGGTTTGGGTGGGAAGAGCTCCCATACGGCGAAGAGACAATCGGCGTAGCCCGCCAGGTCAACGATCGAGTCCCGCACCGCCTTGGCATCAAGGCCCGCATCCATCGCCGCCCCGATGCGTGACAACTTCACGCAGGCCATGAAGGCCACGCCGTCGGTGATGCTCAGGTCGTGACCCGTGAGCGCCTTGAACAGCGCCACGGTGCGCTGGTAGTCGACGGCCGGGTGGCCGTAAGTGTTGCCACGATCGCCGTGGACGAGCCGTGCCGCCTCGGCCGAGGTCGAGTCCCAGCCGTTCATGCGGCGGGCCTGAAGGAGACGCCGATGGCTACGCCATTGCGAGCCGTGGCCGAATTGAGAAACTCGGTGAACCTCGGTGTCGTGGTGAATCCCGTTGGTGTGGTGAGGCTGTACCCGTAGACGTCACAGGCGGCCGTGTGGTTGCCCCATGAGGTTCCATAATTCCAATCGGATGGTCCTGAGGTGTTGACGAACAGGATGCTGGTCTGCGCGCCGGCCATCGTCGTGAACATGAAGCCGATGGCACCGATGGTTGTGTGACCGACTGTGACGGACGGGAGGTTTGAGCTGTTCCACGACCCGATGGCGGTTGCGGACTGGTCCACCGGGCTCGCTGCGTAGACGCCCGAGACCTCGGTGATCGAGGCGGCCACGGCCGTCCCTGCCGACCAAATGACGTTGAGCGTCGTGCCGCCCGAGGCGATGTTGCCACTTGTGAGGGCGATGTAGAACAAGTACCCGCAGATGCCGGTGGTGAGGTTGCCGGTGATCTGCGTGGCGGTTGTGCCGCCGTAGGTGATCGTCGGCGATGCCAAGGCGTTGTTCGACGAGACCATGACCACCAGCAGGTTCCCCGCCACGGGCGTCTGGTTGAGCGTCACGTTGGTGCCAGGAGTCGTGATCGAGGTGGTCCAGCGCTGCTCCTTGTGTTGCGCCGTGACCTCGGTGACCGCCTTGGCGAAGCGAGCGTCACCCAGCGCGTGAGACGAGCCAGCAGCCACTGAGCTGCGGATCGGGCTCATGCGAACTTAGTCACGGCTGCGAGCACCGTGTAGGTCGGGGTTGCTGCCGTCTTGACGATGGTGAAGGTGTAGACGTCAGTCGCCGAGGAGTCGCCGGCCGCCGGTGCAGCACCGTTGAGCCATTTGGGCGTCACGGTGGTGCCGTCGATCTTGATCGTCGAGGCGTAGTAGGCGGTGGCACCGTTGACGACCGCCACGGTGACCGTGACCGACTGCCCCACTGCCAGCATCGAGGCCAGCGTCGTCGAGCCGTCGCCCTGCACGTTGATCGTGTAATTGGCGGTCGGGTTGACGGTGAAGAGGTAAGCGCCGGCGGTCTTGATCGACACTGTGGCAGCGGTTGAGGCGCTAAGCGTCGATGAACTGTCGATGCTGACGACTTCGAGCGGCCCCTGGAATGCGCTGTTGGCGTTGAATGAGCCGGTGGCTCCCGTCGCACCCGTGGCGCCCGTGGGGCCCGTGGGGCCCGTGGGACCCGTAAGGCCGGTCGGTCCAGTGGCACCCGTGGCGCCGGTGTCGCCCGTGGGGCCCGTGGGGCCCGTGGCACCCGTCGCACCCGTGGCACCATTGGCGCCCGTGGGGCCCGTGGGGCCGGCCGAGCCGGTAGCACCGTCGTGGCCCATCAGGTTCAGCGTCCATGAAGCGAACGAGCCCGTGTAGATTGCGCCGGTCCTCGTAAAGTAGGTGGTCAGCGTGGTGCCCGAGTAGGTTATGACGGTGCCGATCAGGTAGTGCGTCGAGTCCGCCCAGGCCATGATCCACTGGTTGGCCGTCCAGGCGAGACCGGCGGGGACCGTGAAGACCTTGGTGCCGGTGCCGTAGGTCACCGTCGACGAGCTGGTGCACAGGTACTTGTCGCCCGCAGCGCCAGCGGGACCGGTCGGGCCGGCCACGTTCGAGCCGATGGCGGTGACGAGCGTGTCGGTGGTGCGGATGATGGTCGCCGAATTGGTGACCTGCAGGATGAGCGAGTCGGTGGTCATCGGGTCGGGCTCGCAACGATCTTGACGGGGCCTTCGAGCAGCGTCGTGACGACGCTCGAGGAGGTCTCACGCAGCGACCAGACGCCATCGCCGGGACTGAGGGTCGAGGTGGTGGTGGCCGAGAGGGTGGCGCCCATCGTGCCGCCTGAGCCGCTCACGATCGCACAATCGAAGGACGCCAGGGGCGAGGTGTCGTCGATCGTAGCGCGCAGCTGCGCTGCGTACGTACGACCGGTGATGTTGATGGCTGCGCCTGTCGAGTCCGTCATCGCCACGCTGACGGTCTTCGTGTCGCCGATGACGATCGTGAGCGGGTAGTTGGCCGGGTCTGCCATTGGTCCTCCCTGCAGGGTTGGTGGGCGTTCAGAGCGGCAGGCCGAAGACCGTCAAGCGGTACTTCTTGGCCATGAAAGTGGACAGCGGCTTGCCCTCGTAGCGACGGCACAGCTGGTCGAGCGAGATGAAGCGAGGGTCGGCGTTGCCACCGGCGACGTTCTCCAGGAGCATCACGCCTCGCCAGTGAGCATTATTTTGCGTGCCCTTATAGTCCTCGCCGTGGAGGTAGGCGGCGCCGGCGACGATCCCGAGCTGCTGGGTGCCGTCGGTGAGGAACCGGACGGCGTAGTCGAGCGTCTGCTGGTGACCCATGACGAACGAGTGCCCGATCGTCTTGAGTCGGGTGGCCGCCGTACCGCCGTACGGACGGCCAGTGAACGGGGCGGCGTAGTAGTGGCAGTACCAGATCCCGTCGACGCAGATCGGCGTCAGGAACGGCACCACCTCGAAGCCGTGGGCGGTGTAGTTGAGGTCGTCGGTGGAAATCAGGCCGTGCAGCTTTGCATCGAGGTCTGTTGCACGGTTGATGCGATCCTCGTGGTTACCGAGGCAGATGATGCGCCGAGGCCGAAACCTCTTTTCTTTGTAGACCTTGCGCACTTGGTTGTATTCGGCCAGCGGGCCGCAGAGCACGTCGAAGGCCCGGTTGGCGGCCTCGATGTCGTTGGAGTAGCGACGGCCCTCGAAGGACCTGCGACCGACGTCATAGAGCGACAGCGAGGGCATGTCTGCGTGATCACCGAGATGCACGACGGTGTCGGGGTGCTCGTCGACGATCAGCTGCCCGATCCAACGCAGATGGTCGGTCGGCGTGCCTGGCTTCGCCTGAGTGTCGGGAATCACGAGATGCGTGGTCATTGCCACCTTCTCTCAGAGGTCAGGAAACCCGACGCTGTGGCCCGTTGTGGCTTTCTTCGTGGCGATCGAGGCGGTCTGCAACATTGTCGATCTTGCGGTCGATCCTGTTGACCGTGGTGTGCAGGTCGAGCAGGTTGTCGCGCACGTCAGTGACGAGGGCGCGCCCCTCGGCGTGCTGCTCGGTGTTCTCACGACGGGTCTTGAACACCTGGACCCAGAGCATCGTGATGGCACCGATCACGCCGATGATGCCGCCGAACAGGGCGGTCATAGCATCAGCGCTGATGGCGCTCACAACCCCATCGCCTTCCACGTCTGCGGACCGACGATGCCGTCGACGCTCAGGCCCTTGCGCTGCTGGAACGCACGCACGGCCGCCTCGGTGGCGGGCCCGAAGACGCCGTCTGCGTCGATCTTGAGCCGACGCTGCACTGAGGCGACATCGAGGCCCGAGTCGCCCTTCTTGATCGTGCGGTGCGCAGCTTGGGCGGGTGCGGTGCCCTGCATCGAGGCCCACGTCGCAGGCCCGACCACGCCGTCGACGACGAGGCCGTGAGCGGCCTGCCAGTGGCGCACGGCGGCATCGGTCTGCGGTCCCCAGACGTTGTCGGCAGCGACGCCCACACGGGCCTGTACGGCTGCGACGGAGACGTTCGGAACGATGACGTGCTGGGCCGGGTTCGAGGGCGCCACGGGCGCCACAACACCCGATCCGCCCTTCGTGGTGTCGAAGCGCAGGTAGCGCTGCGGCTGACGGCCGTCCTGGCTGACTCGGCAGCAGTTCGGGTCGCCCTGCTCGCCGTGGCTCACGGTCAGCGGGTCATTGCCCGCCTCGACGATGAGCGCGGTGTGCCATCCGGTCCCAGGGCCGTAGACGATCACGTCGCCCGGCTGGACCTGAGCCAAGGTGATCGGAGTCCCGTGAGCGAGGAGTGTGCCGGTGTAGCCGGTGCCGTTGTAGCCCTGGGCGTTCGGGTCAGGAGCGCCGGCCCATGAGTAGCAGTAGGTCACGAACGCCGAGCAGTCGGCGTAGATCGGCCCGTTGACCGGTCCGTGGACCTGCGCCATGCGCTGCGGGCCCTCGGTGTAGTTGAACTGGCCGTGGTTGGCCACGCCCCACTTGGCCCAGTTCACGATGTCGTTGCGTGCGTCGGCCATGATCAGTCGATGTAGAAACTGAGGGCGTCAAGCGAGACGGGCGAGCCCGAGGTGGTCGGTGCCACGTTGCCCGAGGTGTCGATCTGGACATAGTTGAACGATGACGCCGTCGCCGTCGGCTGAGTCTGCACCGTTGTGGGCCGGTAACCGGCGGGAAGCGTGAAGGCCGTGGTGCTGGTGCCCGTGCCGTTCGTGATCCGGCCACGCAGCTGCACCCGGTTGCCGACCTTGCGGTAGGCAGGCGTCACGGAACCAGCGACCCACGAGTTCGAAAACGACGAGATGGTGATCCAGTCGGAGTCCTTGCCGATCTGGTTCATCTGTGCGGCGGTGAGGACATCGCCGGCGTTGAAGGTGACAGCAGCCATGAGCGCTCCCTGCTAGTAGGCCAGATGTGACGAGTCGAGAACGCCCTGGTCGGCGTCGTCGAGGATGAAGTAGCGAAGTCGATCGTTCGACCCCAAGGCATAGATGGCCTGATACGACGAGGACGAGGCGTCGAGTGAGTAGGAGATGCCCTCGATCACCGAACTGATCGAGATGGTCGACGGCGTGCCGGTGCCAGGTGGGGTCCGCTCGACGGTGATCGCTTGGCCGATGTCAAAGGCGGCGAGGTTGGCAGCGCCCCGCAACCCTGTGATCGCTCGTGAGTCGATCACGCCCGAGAGCTCGACGCCGATGGTCTCGAAGCGGACCTCGGGCGTCGAGTAGAGGTTGACGAGCCAGCTGCAGAGGCCGGTGACGTCAGAGGCCAAGGCGCTCTGCAGCGAAGAGAGCGACAGCGTGCGGCCAAAGTATTTCGACACGCTGGCTGCGTTCGTCGCCGTCTTGGAGATTCCCACGCCTGACGTGCCGCCATCGGTCGAGCCGGTGACGATGTTGTAGAGCAGGAGCGCTTGGCTGGCCTGGGTGATCTGCGAGTAGCCACACTGCCCGACGGCGAGGTCGGGGTCCGAGGTCGAGTCAGTGAACGTGACCGACAGCGGTATCAGGGCCGGAACGCCGTGGACGGTAACGCCATAGCGGTCGATGAATGTCAGCACGCCGTAGCGGTCGATGTAGAGGTAGCCGTTCTCCGAGGCCGAGACGGCCTGCAGGTACTGCAGCGCATCGCCGGTTGGCCGGCTGTCTTGAATGTAGGTGTTTCCCGTGTCGAGCTGCCTCGTGGCCGGGAAGCCGACGTAGTCGAGCACCTGACTGATCACGGCACCGGGAAGGGCGCTGGTGACGTGCAAGCCGTCGACGGGCATGTTCGCCAGGAGGGTGAACGCGTCGATGCAGGTGAACGTCGTGGTGCAGACGTTCGGCATCTCGTAGCTCACGCTGACGTCGTCGGTGTAGCCGGTGAAGACCCGCTGACCAGCAATGTTGATCTGCACCTCTGCTCGAGGTCCGACGTTCGGCCAGTAGGGCGACGAGGTGTTCGACGGGTCGAACGAGCGGTCTTCGTTGCGCAGCGTGAACGACGCCGTGCCGGCCTGAAACTGGTCGGTCTGACGGCTGCGGCCACGGGTGATCAAGACCTGCCCCGAGACGAGGTCCGAAACGTCGACGTAGACGGTGCCACCGAGGGTGTCGGTGGTGCTGTCAAGCTGACCCGCCGTCGGGTCGTTGAGGGTGAAGTAGTTGCCGAGGGTGCCCGTGGCGGCGAAGCCGATCATGACCTCGACCGAGGGAGCCGTCATCGGACGCCGGCGCCGGCCAATGAGCCGTTGCGCTGAGTCCAGGTGCGCAGAGCGTTGACGACGGCTTGCGGGTCGGCGCCGTGCACGTTGATGGTGACGTGGTTCGTCACTCCCCCGCCAGCCAGGCGGTGATTCGGGACGATGGTGCCCGAGCCACCGGGCACGAAGAGCTCGGGGCCCTGCTCGCCGACGATGTAGGGGTTGCCACCCATGACCGAGCCGCCGACTGCTTTCCACTCGGGAATCTTCGGGATGCTGAATCCAATGTTGCCAAGCGGGCCCATCCATGACGGCGTCTTGAAGCTGATCTGGCCGACGGTGCCGTTCCAGATCTTGGCGATCTGGTTGAACGCCCACTTGAACGGCGAGAGGATGATGTCGCCGAGCGTGGAGAACGCACTGGTGATGCCGTCGACGATCGTGCCAAAGATGTCAATGACGCCCTTGACGCCGTCCTTGATAAAATGGAACACGCCCTTGATGACGCCCCAGGCGCCGGAGATGATCGAGACGACCACACCGAACACCGTCTGGACGATGTCCCACAACATTTTGAAGTAGGGCACGAGGATGTTCGTGATGTACCAGCCGATGGCGTGGAAGATCACCTTGATGATTTGCCAGGCAAGGTGGATATAAGACTTGATGCCAGCCCAGACCGCCTTCACGGCGGTGCGGAACCATGCGAAGTGCTTCCAGGCGTAGAGCACCCCCACGACCAGGAGAGCAAGGCCCGCCACGATCAGCGTGATGGGGCTCATCACAAAGGCCAGCGCACCACCAGCCGAGAAAAGCGCGACGGTAAAAGCTCCCAAGGCGCCGACAAGAACCGCCCCGAGCACGATGGCGAGCAGCTTGGCGACGCCCTTGTGCTCCTCGAACCACTTCGTGATCCGCTTGATGATCGGGCCGATCTTGTCCATCGCCTTGCCGACGGCGTTGAAGACCTGGGTGGCGATGGGCTCAAGGGCGACCAAGACGTTGTTCTTCAGCTTCGTGAGCTTCTCGCCGAAGTCCTGCGTGTCATTCGAGGCCCCCATGATGGAGTCCTTGCCCTTGGTGATCGAGCCGACCATGTCCTCATAGGACAACTTGCCCTCTCGGATGAGGGCAGCGAACTTCGGACCGGCCTTGGCGCCGAAGACGTCGAGAGCGGCACCGGAAGCGGCAACATCGCTCGGGGCGTTCTTGATCGTGCTGAACGTCGTCTGGAAGACGTCCTGGGCGCTCTGGCCGTGCTTTGCCGCCTCGACCATCGCCTTGCCGAGGGCAGGCATGACGTAGCCGGCGTCGAGGCCGGCTTTGCCAAGCGTGCCGAGGAGGCCAGCCGACTGTTCGAAGTCGAGCCCGACGCTGCGCAGCTGCGCACCGGACGAGGCCATCTGGCCAGCCAAGTCGGACACGGCGACGCCCGACGACTGAGACGCCCGGAACAGCTCGTCGAGCTTGCCCGATTGGTCGGCAGCCGTGACGCCGAAGTTGTTCATCACGCCGGCGACCGAGTCGAGGTTGGTCTGCAGGTCGGTGCCCGTCATGCGGGAGAGCTCGAGCACCTGGTCGCTCATCTTCTGCAGCGGCTTGCCGGTGAGGCCAAGTTGCTGCGTCAGGATCGTGACCGCGGTGGCGGCGTCGCCGAAGGACGCGGGCACGTCGCTGGCGACACCTTTCATCACGTTCTTGAGCTGGTCAAGCTCCGGGCCGGTCTTGCCGGTGCCGACTCGGATCTTGTCGAACGCGTCGTCGAAGGACTCGCCCACCTTGAACAGGCCGACCGCAGCGGCACCAGCACCGGCGAGGATGCCAGCCGAGGCGATCTGCGTGCCGATCCGCATCTTCTCGGCGCCGGTCTTGTTCGAGTTGAACAGGTTCCGAAGGTTCGTGATCGCGCTCGTGACGCCCTTCGAATCGAAGGTCGAGATGATCGGAATGACGACGGCCATACGGGCTCCTCGATCAGCTCAGGCGGCGACCCAGCAGGGTCTCGTACTCTTGGATTGTGCGAGTCACTTCTCGCTGCGCTACTGCGTTTCCACCATGTTCAGTCCATGCTCGCCAGATCAGACGAGAAGGCCGATGGTGTCGCTCATTTAGCGCTTGCACAAAGTTTTGACCAGCAACCGTGGTACCAGAAGAGGCTTTGCCGGCAAGTTCAAAGATTGAACCCGCAGCACTACGGCTATACAGCCCCCATGCTGTGACTGAATCCGTTACGGGCACATTCTTGGGGCGTCGTTTGCCCTGACGAACCGAAATACCGCGCTTCACTTCCGTTGGATCCCAAGCGAGCGAGTTGCTCCATTTGCTGGTGCCGTTTGTGCGCTTCCGCCATCCGCTCAAAGTTTCGCGAGGTACAAGACCCTTTGCTATCTCAGCGATTGGAGTAAGCAATCCTCTAATCGTTCGATCCATTTCTTTGCGCAAGTCTGGATCAACCTTTTTGAGTTCACGCTTCATTTCGTTGTAGTTGAGAAACGACTTCAGCTCGACGTCGAGGTCACCCTGCTCTGATGGCATCGCCATGAGTCACCTCCCCGCTTCGCGTGCCTGTTCCTTCAAGACCGCCACGATGGCCAAGAACAGGTCCGGCGGCAGCTCGAGGAGGTCGAGAGGAGAGATGCTGGTCGCCACGGCCACTTGCGCGACGAGGAGCGTCATTGACTCCCTAAAGGGACACGGGGCGCCTCTCCAGCTTCGACGGAGTCGATCCCGTCGAGCCACTCGTCGAAGAGCGGCGCCGGGCGGCCGGAGACCATCGTGGCCTTCCAAGCCGCCCAGCACAGCGCCTCGAACGATGCAGACTCCCCGAAGAGGTCCGTCATGGGCTTGGCGAAGTGTCGCTCAGCCTCGACGATCACCTTTGGGATGACGTTGACCTCATACGCATCACCCTCAGCAGGGACGACGCGGAGACGCATGAGGGCAGCCATGACTAGGCCACGGCCTTCGTGATGCCACCGTCGATCGGCCACGAGATGGTGGCCGAAGCGAGCTCACCGACCTGTGCGTCAAGCGGCGTCCATTCCGTCACCAGGGCGACGAAGGTGTAGGACGGGTTCGTGGCCGAGGCGGTGGTGCCATTGGGCTTGATCACGATGGTGGTCGTGCTGCCGATCAGCGTGTAGATCGACGCCTCGACCGAAGAGGCCGAGAAGTCCTGGTTGAAGTCCAGGCTGACCTTGTTGTCGGCGAGACCGGCGACCCGGCGCTTGGCGGACGAGCCGAACGTGGTCGTGTCGAGCTCTGTGCGCGACGTGGAAAGCGTCACCTTGCGGATGCTCGACGAGAGGTCGACACCTCCGACGGTGACTGTGGCGTTGGTGATGACCTGTGCCATGTGGCTCAGCCCTCCTTGTTGGTGTCGGCCGATGCGGCCTGGTTGATGGCGGCCGATGCGGCCTCGCTGGTTGCGACAATGTGGCCCGACTCGATGAGCCAGTCGACGTCGAAGTCGACGAGCTGCTCGTCGATCAGCGTGGTGCCCGGCTCTTGGCCGAGCACCGGAAACGGGCCAGTGATGGTGTAGGTCACGGTGCCTCCTAGGCGTGGACGGTGACGTTGAACTCGCAGGACAGATAGGACGAATCGCCCAAGGTGATCGGGCGGACCGAGACCATGTCGGCGACGATGAGGGTCTGACAGATGCCGTTGAGCGTCGGGTCGACCTCGAGGGCAGCCCGGATCGACTGGCTGCCGTCGTAGGAAATCCAGCCGTCGATCTGGCGCTGCGCCGAGCGCTCACCCATGCGACCAGCCACTAGGGCGATCAGGAACTGCCACTCGGACAGCCCGCCCTGCATCGCTCGGTGGTAGGTGACGCTCTGGATCTGCACGACCGCCATCGGCGGGTTGATCTGCTCGGGCAGGTGATCGGCGACCCGCAGGCCGGGGACGGCTGCGAGCGCCATCGACAGGGCGTCGTGGATCTTTGAGGCCGACCCGCTCATGCGAGGGTGGCGGTCTTGTACGGCGCCAGCATCTTCTGCACGTCGGGGTCGATGTTGCGCACGGTGATGGCACCGAGGTCGCCGAAGCCGGCCACGCCGAGCAGCGAGTCGCCACGCTTGGTCAGGCGACCAGCCAGGAGGATGCACGCCGAGCGGACCGGGTACGGGATGGCGGGCCATCCCCAGATCGCCGTGATCTTGATCGGCGCCGGCGCCTTCGTGGTCGGAAACTGACCTCGGGCGGTGCCGACGATGCGCGTGATACTCATGCCCTTCGACACGGCGTTGAGCGGTTCGAGCTGGTATTGCGCAGCGGTAAGCGTGGTGGCGTAGGTGCCGTCGGAAGCCGAGTCGACCCTGATCACAAGGCCAGTCGTTGAGGCGATGTCGTCGGTCAGGACGTAGTCGGACGAGGGTGCCACGAAGATGCGGTTGGAGGCGGTTGCGTCCATGAAGAACCGGCGGTCGCAGTAGTCGTCGATGACCCGGCTGGCCTCTTCGATGCGGGACTCGAGCATGGCGTCGTCGACGTTGTCGACGATCCGCAGGACCGACTTGAGATCGGCGAGCGTGCAGTAGCCGTTGTCGATCATCGGTGCTCCTAGATCCCCGGACCCTTCCAGGGGTTGAAGATGACGGTCAGCGCCACGATCGGCAATGCCCAGGCGGGCACGGCAGCGACGGCGGCGAGGGCGAGGACTGGTGCCGCCCACTGGTAGAGACGCACGGCGTCGGTGGCGACCAGCAGCTGCGAGTACCCGAGGCCGACGGCCACGAGGGTCTGGGTGGTGAAGGCGGTGATCCCTGCGAGCAGGCCGCCCCACGGCAGCACCATGAGCTGTGCGTCGGTCCATCGTCCGGCGTGAAACTCCATTGAGGCTTGGATCGGGTGCTTCAAGATCCACGCGTTTTTCGGGTCGAGCACATCAGGCCCGGATCGCATCAGCCACCGGACGCCGACGGGCACCAGGCCAACCAGCAGCAGCGGGTTCCATGCGTAGACCGCAGCGAAGATCGGAGCGGTCTCTCGGGTGCAGCCAGCCAGGAGGGCGAGAACGATGGCGACCGGCCAGCAGATCGGCAGCATGAGCGCCGCTCCGAGGGCCAAGGCCATGCCGAACGCGTCGACGAGCACCGGATGGCGCACCGAGAACGTCAGGCCCGGCAGGAAGGCCACACAGGCCATCCACGGGCTCTTGGTGTAGATCGCCGTCAGCACGCCGATGGCGGCCACTGAGCCCCATGTGAGGGCCTTCCAGCGTCGCTTGTCTTGACGGCAGAGGAACGGTTGCAACCAGCGCAGGTGGAACGGGCGGGCAACTCGTCGCTCCGTCATCGTCCAGTAGCGGGCCCCGTCAGGAGTCAGCATCGACGGTGGTCACTGCGGCGTGGAGCATGCGGTACATCGCCTCATCGAGGACGTAGTGCGTGCCCTTGACGTGGCCGACCTTGGCTCCGGTGTGGACGGAGAGCGGAATGCCTGCGGCTTTCAAGTGCTCGCAGAAGATGACGTCTTCGCCCATCCACGTTGAGTGGTCGTCGCTCGGGCCTTCGTGAAACCACGACCAGTCACCGAGCCCGATGTGCGCTTGGACCTTGAGCAGGGCCGAACGATGCACCAGGAGGAAAGCGGCGCCGGTGGCGTCGCACTCGACGAGCTGGTTGTCGGGGTAATCCCACATCGGGCGGTACTTGCCGTTCGGGGTCTGGTGGTAGATCGTCGGCAGGAGCGTTTGGAACGGTCCGGCGTACTGACCAGAGTGGGCGAAGCACAGACCACCAACGACGGGTCGCTTGGTGGGGTGTGCGGCCTCGAGGACGGTCGTGAACGACTCGACCGGGAAAGACATATCAGAGTCGACCAGCAGCGCCCACTCGTCGTCCGACGAGCTGAGGAACGTGGCGATCGACGAGTTGCGGCCACGGGTGATCGCCCCACCTGAGCGGACGATGACCCGCCCGTTGATGATGTGGCTTTGCGCCCGGAAGATGTCGGCGATCGACACGGCGAAGTCTGAGGTGACTTCGCCATTGTCGAGCCAGACGACGGTGACCTTGCCGTTGGACTTCATGGGGATGCTCCTTGGGGAAAGGATCGGGGATGGTGGGGATGGCGGGCCTGAGCGCGTCCCCGTCGCACTCAGGCCCGCCGACTTGACAGCAGGTCGGACTAGTAGCCCGACGGCGCTGCGAACCCGGTGCCGGAGCAGACCGAGATGGCTCCGCTGTACCGGCGCGAGGTGAACGCGCTGTAGCTGTAGACCTGGAAGCGCACACCGAGGGTGTTGGCGTCCGTCTCGAACAGCACGCGGCTGCGGATCGGGCCCTCGAAGAGCGCCAGGTCCGAGAAGCGGGCCACGATGACGCGGTCCTGAGACGTCGAGTACGTTGAGCCGATGTTCGGGTCGAGGTACACCGGCACGCCGGCGAGAGTGCCGACGCAGCCCTGGGCGACGGCCTCGTTCTGCACACCAGCAGCGTTGAACGGAGCGCCACCGTTCGGCACCACGAAGGGCCGGCCGTTGGTGTCCGTCTGGCTGGCGAACCAGTACCAGCGCTGCGGGTTCATCACGATGGCGGTCGCCGGGAGGAACCGGGTCTTGGCCACGTTGGAGATCGCCTGGGCGATGGCGGTGTAGACACCGGTCGCCGTGGGCGTGGTCGCCGTGTAGGTGATGGAGTTGACCGCGGTGTTGGTCAGGATGCCCTCGTGCGCAGCACCCGAACCGGTGCCGCCGATGACGGCTGCACCGATCTGCTGGGCGTGAGCGGCGATGAGGTCCTGGAAGACCACCTGGTCGAAGTTGATGGGGCTCTGCTCAAGCAGGGCGAGCGAAGAGACCATCTGGCCGGCGTAGGTGTTGACCGGAGCGGTGACCGTGGCGGTGGTCATGTCGGTGTTCGAGACGGCCGAGTTGTCGGTCGTGGCGGTCACCGTGGTTCCACCGCTGATCTTCGGGATGTTGATCGAGTCGGTGCCACCGGGCAGCTCGTACTTGCCCGACAGGTCAGCGGTGACGCGACCGGCACGGGCGAGGGCGACGTAGCTCGAGACGAGCCACAGGGGCGGCACGAACTCACCACCGGAACCGTCCGTGCGGTTGTCCGCACGGGTCTCGACGGCGACCTCGGTCGGCGTGACGGGCCAGACGGGCACGGGCCTCGCCGTCCCACACGCCAGGGGCCTGCGACAGGGCGAGGTCCTTGAAGTAGGAGTGCGAGCCGCCCTGACGGTACGTCATGGCCTCGGACTTGATGGAGACGCGCGCCTCGGTGGCGTCGGTCTCCTCGGACTGGACAGCGGCCTCTCGGGCCTCGGTGGCGGCATCCATGATGGCGCTCCCTTCGGTGATACGGGCCTCGATCTCGTCGATCTCGGCGTTGGAGTTGGTGATCGCTTCACGCAGTTCGGTGAAGCGCAGGGTCTCGTCGTCGGTGAGGTCTGAGCGTTGCTCAGACTCGGCGGCGGCGGTGATGGTCTCCATCTCGGCAAGGTGGGCGTCGCGCTCGGCGAGGCGCTCACGAAGACGTGAACGGAGAGTCTCAAGGACGTCCATGACGTGCCTCCTTGGTTCTCTGGGGTGATGCCAGGTGCCTTGCGGGTGCGCGTCAGGTGACCGGGGCGACCGGTCGGCGTGACACGCGGCGCACAGGGCGGCGTGGCTTGGGTTGGACTGATTGACCTAAGCGGTCAGGGCGCGGAGCTCGGCGAGAGCATCCGCAGTCGAGAGCGAACGGACCATTGCCGGATCGTCCTCTGACATCTCTTCGGTGTAGCCCGAGGCGTCTTCGGCCTCGTCGACCTCTTCCCACCAGTCGAGGGCGCAGAGCACGTTGACCAGTGCCCGGATCGACTGAGCGGCGGGTGAACCAGACTCGAGCTCGGCGGCTTCGCCGGCGATGAGTTGAGCCAGCAGGCCACGGATCTGCTCGACGAGCGAGTCCTCGATTGCCTCGGCTTCTGGGTCAAGGTCACGGACCTCGACCTCTTCTGGAGTGGTGCTGTTCATCTGCACGACGGTTGCCTCGCTTGCGGGATAGGTGACGACGGATGCGTCGAAGAGCTGCACTTCTTTGATGCGCCGCTCGGTGTAGTCCTCGTTCCACTCTTGGCGAGTGACTCGGAAAGCGAACGACATCTGGTCGGCGTCGCCGCGCAGGACTGCGGAGCGAACTGACTGGGCGTAGGGACTGGCGGGGTCGAGGTCGGCGTCGACCATCATCCCGAGGTCGTCAGACAGCAGGCGCATGGTGCCCGACGAAGTGCGTGCAAGCGGGATGCCGTCGTGGTCGAAGAGCAGCCTGGTGTCGGCGCCATCCTTGATCGACTTCGCGGTCGCGCCCCGCTCGATGATCTCGATCCAGCCGCCAGCGTCCGGGCCGCCGGCGATCGGATAGCCGACGTCATAGACGGTGGCGTAGCCCCGAAGGTTCCACGACGCATCGTCGGCGGTAACGAGCGTGGGCGCCTGGGCGAGTGTGCGGACCTCGACGTCGACCTTGCCACGCTTGGTCAAGCGGACGTCAGTCATCTTCGAGGTGTCACCGAGGCGGTCAAGGACCTCCTGCGGCAATGAGTCACCCTTCGACATCTTGCATCTCCTGTGGATCTGTCGGGGCGTCTTCGATGAGTAGTTCCTTGGCCACGTCGAGTGCGAATGGCGGCCAGAGGAACACGTCGCCACCGTCGATCGGTGGCAGGTTGTCGACGGCCCGCTCTTCGTTCACCGAACGCAGGCCGGAACGGATGCGCTGGGTCTGGACGTTGACGCGAGTCTGCGTGTCAGTGCGAAGCAGCTCCTCGACGTCAGCGCGCACGAGCAGGAGGCCGGGAAGCAGGTTCGACAGCGAGTGCTCGAGGCGAGCGATCCACGGCCGACCGGCGAGGGTCAGCAGGTTGAGGAACCTTGACTCAACGTTGGCGTAGGTCATCGACGAGCCGGACTCGGCGCCGATCATCTCGGGCGGGACGCCGAAGATCCGAGCGATGCGAGTGGCGGTGACCTTTGAGGTCTCCAACCACTGCGACTCCGACGACGAGACGCTGATCGGCGAGAAGCTCATGCCCGAACCGAGCACGGCGACTTCACGACGACCCTTGACCGCCTCGTTGAAGCGGGCCTTCATGGCGAGCGCCTGCTCGCCGGTGAGCGACTGGTCGGTATGAAGCACGCCCGACGGCACGGCCGAGTCGCCGTAGAAGCGGGCCGCGTACTCCTCGGCCGACAGGCCGACGCCGATGGTCTGGCGGGCGTAGTCGATCGGTGACAGTGCGACCGGCGTGCCGGGCACGGTGTAGGCGCCGGGCAGGTGGACGAGGTCTCCGGCCGGGAACAGGTCCTTGCGCTCGCCGAGCACCCGGTACTCGAAGGGGCCGAGCGGGCCGAAGCGGACGACGCTGACGTAGTCCGGGTGAATGATCTGGATCTTCGTCGGCTCGCCTTGGGGGCCGAGCTCCTTGACAAGGCCGTAGGCGTTGCCACGCAGCAGCCAGGAGCGCATGATCTGCCCGCGCCAGTCGGCGCTCGACAGGGCCACCTCGTTCGACGGCGTGGTCAGGAGGGCGGGCGACTTCACACGCGAGCGCAGGCCGTCAGGGTTCTCTCGGTAGGCGTGCCACGGCAGCGGGGCGACGATGTCGGTCAGCAGGTTGACGCACGCCCAGACGGCGTCAAGGCGCATCGCCGAGTCGGTGTTGACGTTGGCGCCCGAGTCGGTCGGATAGAACCAGCCAGGCGGCGGGACAGCGGCGGCGCTGAGCAGCTCGTAGGACCGGGTCTCGGTGCGGCCGGACAGGTTGCGAAAGATGCTCATGCGGATGCCTCACGGCCGAGGGCGACGCCGATCACCGTCACGGCGACGCCGCCGACGATGAACGCTGCGGGCACGAAGACCAGGGCGACGCCGGCCACGACGGCTGCGACGCCGGCGAGCTCGAGGAGCGTCGAGATGATCTGCGAGCGCTTGAGCATCGGGGCCCTCCGGCGGGTCAGAAGATTTGCAAGGACAGGTCGCCCTGGGCGGCCGTGGTGGTCACCGCGTCGAGGGCCAAGGTGGCGGCGACGAGGGGGGAGACGTCGACGCTCGGGTCTCGGCGGTGCCACGCCCACGCCTCGCCGAGGTTGCGGCGCTTCGCTCCCGCCAGTGCGGCGGTGAGCGGCACCTGGTCGATGTGGCGCAGCTGGTGTTGGATCGTCAGGTCGTAGAACTTGCCGCAGGCCGAGGCGACCTGGCGGTAGCCAACCTCCTCGATCTGCAGACCCAAGGCCCGCAGCTCAGGGGTGAGACTGTTGGCGGCCGAGACCGGGTCGATGATGACTCGGCGGTACTTTTCGGCTCGGCCCTCGGCGACGAACCACTCCAAGATCCACGAGGTGCCTGGACGGTTGCCGATCACCTCGACGTGCGGCTTGCCGTCGTCTCTGAGGCCAGCGGCGCAGATCGAGGCCATTGACCTCGACGGCGTCACGTCGATGGCGAGCACCGGGTCGCCGACGATCGCACTTCTCGAATCGGCGCACGCTTGCCAGTCGCCCTCGGTGATGACCTGCCACGGCTCGACGGCCGCTCGGTCTTGGCGCTGATTGAGGTAGGCACGGCGGAACTCGGGCTCGCGCATCGACTCGAAGTCGGAGCGGATCGCCTCGACCGGGACGGTGATGCCGAGGGCGGGCATGCACGCTCGCCAGGTGTCCTCGTCGGCGATGTCGACGTCGTCGGGTGCGGACCACTCGAAGAAGGCGACCGACGAGGTCTGGCCGGCGGCGGCTCGAATGCGACCGTCGTCGGTCTTGTCGTTGAGATAGAGCGAATCGTTCGTTCCCGCCGTCGAGACGATCCACAGCTGCGGCTGCGGGCGGGTGATCATGGCGGGCTTCATGGCCTGCTCGAGGCGGTCGTCGGTGAGGGCGAACGCCTCGTCGATGACGCCGAGATCCATCTGAGCGCCGTGACCGGCGGTCTCGGTGGTGGCGAGGAGCGACCAGATCGAGCCGTTGGCCCATCGGATCGCCTCCGAGCCGTTCGTCTTGCGGATGCTCATCAGCTGCGAGAACTGCGAGCGCTCCAAGACCGGGACGTGCTCATCCTCCCACTTGAGTCGAGCATCCTTGCCGGTCTGGGCGGTGTAGCCGACTCGCTGACGGTCGCCCATCAGCACGCATCGGTGCGCCATCGCGGCCAGCATCAGTGTGGTCTTGCCCGACTGGCGAGGAACGGTCAAGCGGACCTCGCGATAGACCAGGCGACCGGTGTCGGGATCCACCTCGAAGGCCACGTCGGCGACCTGTCGCTGCCACGGCATAAGCGGCATGCCGAGCAGCTCGGCGACCTTGGCGACCCGGTCGCCCAGGGTCGGGCGGTCAGTGCGGGGCGTTGACCACCGGGGCTGACAGCTCTGCGAGGAGGTGGGAGAAGGCGTCGGAGTCGCCGCCATTGCGTGTCTCCAAATCTGCCAACGTCTGACGCAACTCCTTGGCGACGCCGGCAACCATCGAGCCCGCACCCTCGTCGAGGGTCTGCGCGAGCATCAGCGCTAGGCGTCCTCGGGCATCGGTCACGGGGTTGACCTCGAGGGACTTGAGTGTTGAGCGAACCGAGCGAACTAGAGCGCCATCAGCCATCTTTGGCACGAACCTCGTTGGAATCGGTCGGAATCGATCGGGACTTTTCAGATT